TGTCTACCAAATTTGGGTAGGGACGGCCAGCCGCCCTTGCATGTGCTTTTGCTGTTGATTTCTGTTTAGCCGAAAGGTGCTTGTGATGAGCATCTTTTTCAGCAGGATGTTCCCAAAAAGGTGTCTTAGCCATTAGCAACCCCACTTTCGCAAAGCTTTATTGACCCGGCTCTCTGGGTCATGTTTGTTTTTCATATTGGTCATTTTTGACCTTTCCCCCTCCATCCGCGCACAGAATGACTGATGGCGGGAGTTATGAGTATCTTTAGTAGGGGCTTTCAACGTTCCGCCAGTTTCCGAATGATATGAGGCCCGTCCTTTGGCGTTTAGTCCGCCAGAAGGTGATTTGCCTTCAGATCTTGTCCACGCAGCAGTCATTTAAGCCTCCGGAAGAAAGAAGGGGGCCGTAGCCCCCCTCAAATTAATGCATTTTCTTCAACGTCTGGGCCAACCTAGCACGCTTTGCGAGGGTAGGGTTCTCGCTATGTGCCGCTTTAGCTAGCTTCTTGGAGGGGATTTTCTCCCCTTCAGGAACGTGAAGCTGCCGGTGAAGTGCGCCGGGATGCTTGATGGCACCCTGAATCCACTTCGTCGCTCCGCCATCAGCATGATGCTGACGGCTTACGACTCCCCCGACTCCACCATACGGCCAGCAGGGGTTTTAACCTTGTTGGCTGCAGAAAGCGGACGCATTTCCGAACCACCGTGGACCGAACCACCCGACTTACGGGCAGGGCGATCAAGGCGGTGATGAGCGTGGTGACCATGCACATCAAGATGCTTCATGTGCATCTTAGCTGCACGACCGCCGCGCTTGCGCGAAGCATGCTTCTCGCCAGCTTCTTTGTGAGTAGGCGAATGTTCGCCAGCGTACACGTCAGTTGGCTCTGGATCAGCGTCTACGACGCCTTCCTCAACCTTACCACCCTTGGCGTGATGCGCACGGTGTTTAGCCGAATGCATCGAATGCTTCTTTACCATGTGATGAACACTGTGGCCGTCGTGGTGAGCGTGATGACCGTGGTGTTCACCATGCATTTCGTGATGTTTAGCCATAATTTACCTCTTATGCTTGTGTGACACCAAACAGACCCGCGAACGAACCCATATTGGCTGGTAGGATGAATTGACGAATGGCAAGACGCTTGGAAGCATCAGCCGCCGATTGTAGTGCATATGTGCCGCGAACGTCACCCGTGGTTGTCGTAGCAGGAGATGTAGTAACTGCTGCAACATATCCCGTGTTAGCCGTAACTGCCGCAGCGTTGTAGTTAATAGCTACATCACTGAAGAAATCCGAACGAAGTGGGAAACCATAGATGTCGGTCGTGCCAACGCTATAAGTAATTGCGTTTGTAACGTTAGGCGTTACAGAAGCAATATACTTAAAGGCTTTTTTGCCGTTGGTCGTGGTGGAAGTTGTCGTGCTTGTAGGAACAGTAATAGCTTCTGTCATTGGTACGCCATAAATGTCGTAACCAGACACAGTAAAGATAACTTGTGCCGTGCTTGTGTTGGATACAGGAACAATGCTAACCGCACGAGAAACAAGTGCCTGTGGATTCCACAAATAGACAGTGGATGGCGCACCGAAAGGCTGCGCGAGAGCAGTTGTTCCAGTAGCCTGAGCCGTCATCGTCGTGGAAGACGCAGTATCGTCACCCTGAACCGTGTAAGTGCCAACGCCACCGGGAGCGCCGGTAAGCTGATTTACAATGGTTGCTCCAGTGTTAACGCCCGTACCCGAAAGGGTCATTCCGATGGAAATCGTACCCGTGAGGGACGAAACCGTAAGAATGCTGCTGGCAATAACACCCGTGAAGGATGCAAAACCATCAACCATCAACAAGCCCGTAACCGTTGCGCCAGTGTTGTAGTTAGTGCATGAGGCATTAACCGAAACACCAGTGCTGGTGGAGTTTGTTGAAACCAACGTCATTGCTGTGTTGGCCGTAGGTGCAGCAGCCGCCGCAATAGCGGCAGAACCTAATGCATACGGAGCATAGCTAATCGTTTGGCAGTCCGAAGTACCAAAACCAGCGGTGAATGCACCGGAGGCTTGGCCGGGGATGTAGTTAAAGTTTGGGCGTGGATCAATGCGGCCTACGCCGCCCCAAAAGAGGGACGGCCCAAGGTCGGGATTGTAGTCGGTTATTGTCCCAATCGTGTTTTGACCAAACGCGATATATGGGCCGGAGTTTGCTGTAATAGACATAGTCTAACTCCTTACGAGGTTGGGAATGAACCGTAGATCGAACGCCAGTTGTAGTAGCCAAGGCTGTAACGCTCGTAACCCTTGACTAGCAAGTTGTCAGTAGTGAAGTCGACCTGCATGTCCATTTCGAATGGAATACGCTCCATGTAGACCAGACCCTTAATGTTGGTTAGCAAGAACCAAGCATAGTTAGAGGTCAAGAAGTCCATGACCATGTAGCCTTCAGGCAGACCGCCACCGGTAAAGAGGATCGCGTTCGTATCGTTGTCGGCAGTACCCGGACGGAGCTGGGTCTTCGTGAGACGGATAGCAACTGGCTCCAACGATGGTGGAACAATCAGTTTGCGACCGCGAGCGAAGATCTTGATGCCAGCAATATCACGGAAGTTCTGACGAATCGAAACCATTGCGTTAAGCAAGGTGGCTTCGTTCAGATCAACCTGAACCGTTGGGGTGTTAGCAATGGTCAGACCGCCATCGATAGGATGCGAGGTGGAGCAGAGCGCCACGCCGTCAGCACCGATAGAAGCATTGTACGTGGTAGCCGTGTTGAGCACGTTAGCAGCGTAAATTTCTTTGGTCTGATGGAACGACTCAGTAAGACCAAGGTTAGTTGGCTTGAACTGGGCCTTGTAGAGGTTGTCGTCAATTGCCTTACGGGTGATGGCGTAGCCAAGAGCAATTTCGTTATGCTCTTGGTTGTACACATAACGCTCACCGGCGGCGTTATCGAACTGAGTGTTACCACCTTCTTGCTTCAACTGAGCAAGACCAAGGTAACGCATTTCAGCGGTACGTTCCAACGCCATGTTCGACTTGGTGATTTCGAACACCTTGTCGTACTGGGATGGAATCTGCGAATATTTACCTTCTACACCACGGAGGCCGGGGAGGAGAAGGTCACGAATCTGACTGAGATTAATAGCCATTTGAACTTACTCCTATTACGATCCAGCCGTGAGGCGGAATGTCTGGTTATTGAAAGCAACGATGATACGATTGTATGCAGAAGTCGTATCCGTGCCGTTTGCGCCCGGAGGAGCAGTGATCAGCGAGAGGATACGGAAAGCATACGTCGTTGACGTGCTGATGTTGGCTTGGTTAGCGTAAGCAGTCGACTGACCAGTAAGAAGCTGGTAGGCGGCAGGCGAAGCTGGGGAGTTACCGGCATAATCAATGTTGCTATTGGTCTGAGCCTGAGTAACGGCAGCGCTGCCCGAAGACTGCACGTTGAACGTGGCCTGTGGGTCTGCAATAACATAAGCGGTAATTACAGTGCCGGTTGGAACGGTGGTGCTTGCTGGCCAATATGGCGACCAAGTAACTTTGTTAACCGAAGCATTGTAGTATTCACAGCCGACGAAAACGCCAGCTACTGCGGCAGTGCCGCCAGCACCAGCGATGATATAACCAGCAGAAAGCTGTACAGGATCGCCAGAGAAGATGTTTGAAGAATAACCAGATGCAATCTGATACGCCGACTGTCCAAGGGAACCAGTACGTCCGTCCAGAAAACCAGCAAGTACGAAACCATTAGGCGCTGTAGTATTAGCCATAGGTCGCTCCTTTTCGGTAGGATAACATCAGACAGCGCGTCTTCAGATATCCAACGAGGGGAAGCCCACTACGGCGCGTAATGGAGTTATATTTTGTCGTATAGCACTGTATTAAAACAAGTACAATAGATAAAGGGGGCTTTCGCCCCCTTTTTTTACTGACGTGGAATCTTCATTGGTTCGTAAGACTTCTTGATACCTGTCTGACGACGATCACGCTCAAAGGTTCCTGCTGGAGAAAGACCAAGAGCCTTCTCTTTCTGGTTTACTAACTCACGGGCAGTAGCCAATTCGCGGTCCTGCGCCATAGAAGTGATTTCTTTTGGACGTTCCATAAGAATCATGCCCTTTTTGCGAATTGCACCGCTATGACCAATAGGCATCATG